CTAGACGAACGATTGAAGCGGGCGGTTGATGAATTGCGTAAGATACTATTTGAAGATGTGATGGGGCAGAAAATACTTATAGCAACCCACGACGCCGAACTAAATGCCACAATCGTTGAAGATGCAAAAGATTGAGTTAACCGGACATATCGACGATAACGGCATGCTCACCATTCACAATAAAATAGCTCTCCGTGAATGGGCGGCGCAGAACCCAGGACGCAATGTGCTGGTGAAGTTCGAGAAGCGCGGAAGCAAAAGATCATTACCGCAAAACGCATATTACCATGCCGTCGTCGTACAAATGGTGATGATGGGACTGCGTGAAATCGGTTATTCATTGTCGCGCGATGAAACGCATTTCTTTTTGAAGCAGAAGTTTAATCCGATACAAATACCAGGTAACGGCGGGTTGGTGATTGAGGTACCGGGAACAACAACGCAACTGAACAAGATCGAGTTTTCGGAGTATATCGAGCGTATTGCGCAATGGGCGGTGGAGTACTTGAACGTAGTAATTCCGCCTGCGAATGCTGATTTAAGTATGAAGTTTTAAGATCGTACATATCGAATCTTGTGAATGTATAAAAAACGAAATCTTAATTCGATAACCAAAATTAAAATACGATGCCAAAGATTTTCATGCCAGACGCAACTCCAGCCGAACGGCTGAATGCTTTTAGGGTTCATGCTGACAAGATCGAGGAAAATGCTACTTACGAACGCGAATTAACACCTGAGGAGGTTGATGCGAAGCGGGAGGTGTATGTAGAGAACGACGATACGGTTAGTACTCTTGAAAGCGAACTGAACGCATACAAGAAAGCGTACAAGGGTAAGATTGAACCCATTAAGATTCTTAACAAAGAACTTCGTCTCGAAATTAAATCCAAAAGGACGAAGGCAAAAGGCACCCTATTTCACATGGCAAACCAGGACTCTGGCTTTATGGAAACCTATAATGAAGATGGCGAACTCATTTCCCAACGCCGTTTAAGACCCGATGAAAGGCAAACGCGGTTGTATATCCCTGGTAAAGTCGCCAATGAATAGTTTTTAATCCGACCCGTGAAGGCGCATTCTTTCACTATTTAATAAGCAAAATGGAAAATCTCACATTGAAGGTAGAACCGGTAAACGGCGAAGTAATCATCAGAGAGGGCACTGCATTACCGCAAGTGGCACCTAAGAAAATTGAAATCAGCGGCGATATTAGAACAGTTTCAACGTTTATTAACGGAAGAAAAAGCGTTGGTAATATTGACGGCGGCTTGCAATATATCAATCCAGCTCGCGCGGTTGTAATGGTTGATAAAAAAGGCAGAAGCATTACTCTGAACCTTGACCCACAGGATGTTTACGGAACAATTGTTATTGCAAAAATGGAACTTAATCCCGACCTTGAACAATTCCATATCAACGGTAAGCAGCAATTTTCGCAGCGTGAACTGGTCAACCTACTGAAGTTCTCCCGGCTATACTTTGAAGACTTTGGCAAGCACGGTGATCTCTTAAAAGCCTACACATCATTCACCGCAAAAACTCAGACCGACCTGGCTAATGAAGCCGACAGGCGCGGTAACAGCAATTATGCCTTTAACAAGAAGGTCGAAACCGGTTTGCCTGAAACGTTTGTGATGAATATGCCGGTGTTCAAGGGTCAGGAATCGCGCCGGTTTATGGTGGAGATATGCCTCGAAGTTACTGACAAGGCTGCGTCATTTTGGTTTGAGAGCGTGGAACTGGCTGAGATAATGGAATTGGAAGGCGAAAAGATTCTGCGCGACGAACTGAAGTCGTGCAATGATTACGTCGTGATTTGGAAATAAAAGACAGTGACCCAACCCCGCGCACATGACCTTAGAGGCGAAAGAAAAACTAATCCGTGACCTGATAAGAGAAAACCAGGATACAACCATAAAGTACTATCTGGAAGTACTGAAAGAAATTGAGAAGATAGAGGCGACCGATACCGTGAGCGTTGACCAGGCTATAAGGAAGCGATTGTCAGACGTGAAGGATTATGTGTTTGTATTTTAAGATAGTGCCTTCAATCGCTGGGGCCTCCCGACAATGCGGCGATAATCAAATGAGTATTTTACCCGTCTCCGTTAAGTCGTACGCGGAGGCGGGGTTTTAATCCGGCCCTACAACCAGTAACTTAAAATCATTCATCATGACAGACCGACAACAAGTCGAACGCCTGATGGCGATAGTCAAGCAGGCAAGGGATGCGCAGAAGACGTACTTCAAGGGCAGGAAAAACGCATCTGAACGACATGTGAAAGATTTGTTCGCCGATGCCCGTATCAAAGAAAACAGCCTGGATAATCTTGTAATGCAGCTTGAGCGGCAGGGATATGTTCCAAACAAGCATGAGTTACCGAAGACTGAGCAGAAGGGGTTGTTTTAATATTTTAATCCGTGCCACAATCTCAAACCTTAAAAAACTAAGTGTGGCGAAACGTTTCAGAGATACAAAACTAAGTCGGGAAGCCTGGTATAGAAAATTGAAACCAGCATTTAAATGCGCATGGGATTTTCTGTGTGATGAATGCGATGAAGCTGGCATGTGGTCTATTGATATGGATGCTCTGGCCTTTTTTATCGGTGAAGAAATTGACTTTAATGCTTTCGTTGAAGCCGTTAATGCTGATCGTTTAGAAAATCCACGTCTTGAAAAGTATGGCAATGATAAGATATGGATAACCGGTTTTGTGGAGTTCCAATACGGATTACTGTCCGATTCCTGCATTCCGCATCGTAAAGTTATTCTTTTATTAAAAAAGTATAAACTTTCTGATAGGGTACCCGGTAGGGTAGGTAATAGGGTACCTGGTACCCTACAGGAAAAGAAAAGACAGGAAGAGGATAAGGAAAAGGAAGAAGAAAAGACTTTTGGAAAGTCTGAAAACCTTTTGCCAGAACTGCCCGAAGAGCCTGCGTCACCATCGAAACCGAAGCGAGAGCCTAACCTAAGACCCGAAAAGGACGATCAGTCAGCGATTAAATCCCTATACGCCGAAACTATCGAAAAAGTAAAGGCAACGACCGATGCTCGCGATCAAAAGCAGGAACTGGCCAACTTCATCACCGAATACAAACCCAGATTTATCGAGCCATATTGCGACCTATGGAACCTCTCGGTGAAGTCTTACGGGGTTACCCAGGTGGAAACGATCTCCGATGGCAGGTTGAAGAAATTCAAAACCCGTATTCGTGAACCTGCATTCGATTTCCTAAAAATCCTTTCTGAAATCAAAATCAGCGACTACCTGCAAGGCAAGAAAAACGGCTGGAAAGTAGATTGGGATTGGATCATGGCCAATGATACCGATTACTTGAAAATCATTGAAGGCAAGTACCGAAACAACACGAACTGATGGACTTAACGAACCCTAAATATCGGCAAAAGCAACAGCGGAACGGAATAGATCTTTCGACAATGGTTTACGGGAAAGTGCCTCCACAAGCGAAGGATATCGAAGGGGCGATCTTAGGCGCCTGCATGCTTGAAAAGAGCGCGTTTGACCGGGTGAGCGAGATTTTGAAACCGGCAAGCTTATATCGAAGTGAGAATGCGCAAATTTTTCAGGCAATGGTTAATCTCAGCCAGAAAGGTCAGGCAATCGATATTCTCACCGTTGTTGAAGAACTGAAGCGAATGGAATCTCTTGAGTTGGTGGGTGGCCCATACTACGTACAACAACTTACCAATTCTGTAGTATCGGGGGCTAACATCGTGACGCACGCGCTGATTGTTAAGCAAAAATTCATGCAGCGCGAAATGATCAGGATCAGTGGAGAAACTATTTCTGCGGCATACGAAGATTCGGCAGACGTGTTCGAGATCATAGAAACTCATGAGAAGGCTCTCACTGACCTAACTACTGGTCACGCGACAAAGTCATTCACCGCACAGGACGAGGCCCTTGTTGAGTCTATAAAGCGAATTGAAGCATTGCGGCTAAAAGACGACCACATGACCGGTGTGCCATGTGGCCTAACAGAAATTGACCATCTAACGCATGGTTGGCAAAATTCTGACCTGATCATCATGGCTGCGCGGCCATCTGTAGGCAAAACCGCTTTGGCATTACAATTCGCCAGGTATGCAGCACTGAACCCATTCAAGCCGGTACCGGTTGGGTTCTGGTCGCTGGAAATGTCTACCACACAGTTGACTGATAGGAACCTTGCCGCCGAAAGTGAAATCTATCTTGAAAACATTCGCAATGGCAAGCTCGATGATGCGCAGATGAAAATTCTATACCAAAAAGCTGTGCAGAAATTAGCAAGGGCACGGATATTCTACGATGATTCTGCAGGCTTATCTATCCATGAATTGAAAGCTCGTATACGACGATTGAAGCGTCAATGGGTGCGAGATTTTAAAACTGATGATGGGCTAATTATTATAGATTACCTGCAGCTTATGAGCGGGTCAGGGAAAGGGAAGGGCAACCGGGAGCAGGAAATTTCTGAAATAAGCCGGGGGTTAAAGCAAATCGCAAAGGAGATCAATAATCCGGTCATCGCCTTGTCCCAGCTTTCACGGGCACCAGAGCAGCGCACAGGTGATAAGAAAATGCCTCAGCTTTCCGACCTACGAGAATCAGGGGCTATCGAACAAGACGCCGACATGGTGATGTTCATTTACCGGCCCGAATATTACGGGGATAATAGCAATGAAACAGGCGAGAGTACAAAAGGCGAAACGCATGTACGAATTGCCAAACATCGTAACGGATCACTTGACACTGTGAAATTGAGGGCTGATTTGAGTATACAGAAATTCTATACATGGGATGGGTTTGATGCACCGGCGCCGAAATCAAATTTTCAGCCTTTAAGGATGCCATATAAAGATAACGAAGAACCTTTTTAATTATGAGCGACGGATATTTTCAACCAATCGAAACAGAATATAAGGGGTACAAATTTAGAAGCCGTCTGGAAGCAAGGTGGGCGGTTTACTTCGATGCCATAGGGCTTCAATGGCAATATGAGATTGAGGGTTTTCATCTTACTAATGGAGATTATTATTTGCCAGACTTTAAAATCACTACTATAAATAAGCAAACGTGGTGGGTAGAAATTAAACCTATTGATGATGCCGGGGATGGTAAACTGCAGCAGCTTCGATTGGATCACCATGCAAAACACCCAGACGATTTCGATACAGGTTTCGACGTTTTTTCAGGTGATCCATATGATATTTTTCATCCTAGTATTGAGTCTTTGAAAGAATGGGATGGGGGATTGTTCCACTTGAGACAAAGATTTGTGATGTGCCCTAGGTGTGCAGCGTTTAATGTATCAAGAGCAACAGCGTGGTTCCGGAATGAATTTGTATTCCAGTGCTTCCCTTGTGATTATAACACTCGCTCAGGAAGTGGTAACTCAATTGAAGGAGGTCTAATTGCCCCATTCACACCTCATAAAGGCGAACTTGTAGTTGAACAGGAAGATGTTAAGGTGTATATCGATAAAATTGAGGAGGCTTATAAAAGAGCCAGATCCTTCAGGTTTTAATCAATAACCTATGAGAGCCAAAAAAGTTGACGGTAATCAAAAACGCATCGTTGACCAGTTACGAAAGTTGAACATATCTGTGCAACACCTGCACACTATCGGCCAGGGTTGCCCCGATCTACTGCTAGGTTTCCGTAATAGAAATTTCTTGATAGAATTGAAAGACGAATCAAAGCCACCCAGCGCAAAGAAGTTAACAGATGACGAACAGGAATTTTTTAACGAATGGAATGGCCAGGTGAGCAAGTGTGAAACGCTGGATGAAATATTAAAAGTTGTGGGATTGTAAACAAAATTATTAACCAAAAACCACCCTTCAACCCGCCAGGTCGGCAAGGAGGAGACAATAGGCAAGATGATCATAAGACAAACAACGATTCACGAATGTTGGTGCCCTAAGTGCAGCGCCGGTCAGATGGATCAGATACACGACATTCTGTTCAAAGAGAAACAGCCATTAACAGAAATGATCGGCAAAACTATTACCTGCACGAAGTGTGGAAATTAAAATCCGGTTGATGATGTGCTGATTGTTATCCCAACCCACTTCATGGTTGCATCACACAATGATTCTAACAAGGCCAAAAGTAATGATGAACTAAATAAATGGTTAGAATCTACGGGATGACGCCTCCTTTTAAGTTTAGGAGCAAAAGGAAATCATCCGCCGGGAAGACTTCACCATGAACATGATCGGGATGGCATGCGGGGGAACTGGGTTTGAGCCGAAGCAATTGACAATGTTTAATAAAGAGATATGAAGATTTACTTATACACTCTCGCATTAATGATACTACTCGCCTTCATGGCGGACGTACGTATCACTCTATGGCCGTTCAGCATAACCTTCGCCCGTGGTTGGCTGGCGATCGGAATAATTCTGATCATGTGCGGGTGTATTTGCCTGAAAGCGCAATGGTATGGTGATGGGCTGAAAAGAGGTGCGGAGATAAAGGAGGAGGTGAGGGAGGATATTAAGGAACAAAAAATTAAGGAGAGCGTATGACCGAAAAAATAATCATAAAGCAGTTGGCGCTATGGGTTGACGACCGGCAATATCCTTTTCAGATACCCAATGCTTTCTTCTACGGATGGGAGTGCGACTACTGGGCGCTGGATATTGCAGGTGTTGCGCGGGAGTTTGAGGTCAAGATCAGCCGGGCTGATTACTTCAATGATGCGAAGAAAGAAAAGCACAAGGACACGAAAGGCGCCAATTATTTCTACTATGTAACACCAAAAGATATGATAAAACCGCTTGAAGTTGATAAGCGGTACGGTCTGATTTACGTATGGGCAACCGGTCATGTGGAGGTGGTAAAGAATCCACGCAAGCTACACGACAACCGGTTTGCCGACTGGAAAATCCTGGCCAATAAGATGTACTGGCGATTTCGGCAGTTGTGGCGGGAAAAGTATCTCGAAGAAAAGATAACCCATGATGAATATATAACCGGTTTCAACATCGAATTACAAAAAGAAGATTATGAAAGTATTGACCTTTAGTCGCCACTTCCCTAAAGGCCATCCGAAGGAAGGGCAGGCAACATGCTTTGTAGAAAAAACATTACGAACACTTTCGATACCAGATTACTGGGATAAGTTTTACGAATGGAATGAAGAAAAGCCAATTGAACTGCTTAAAGAATTTGCTTCAAAATTCTACTATCCGACTATAGGTGAAAAGCACCATACCATCCGCAGTGGCTCCCGCTTGAAAGCCGATGACATGGCAAGCCTGCGGGTATGGTCAGGCGCACCGTATCGCAGTAAGCAGATCGAGTTCGCGCAGGTGGAGGTGAAACATACATGGGATATTGAGATATATGCCACAGGGTTCATCTTAGAAATGAAAGTAAGCGGTGTCTTACTAGACAAGGAAGGGCAGGAACGAGTTGCATTAAACGACGGGCTGAATCTAATCGATTTTTACAACTGGTTTAAAATCCATCCAAAGAAAACAGGGCTACGATTCACTGGCCAAATAATTTCCTGGAGCGACAAACCCGACTACCCATGACCGACCCCATTCGCGCCCTCGCCGAATACGACGGCTGGATATTTACATCCTCCGGCAAGTTCGCCACCAAGGGCAGGAACGGAACGAACCGGCGACTATCCGACCTGCACTACGATCGATGGGAATGGCTATACCCTGTGTATCTGAAGTTGTGTAAATGTTGCGGGGCCGAACACCGGGAAGGGATGATCAAGGTACAGAGCGCGATACTGTTAGGCGATAAGGAGATGGCGGGGGAGTTGATGGGGAAATTGATAATGGAAATAAAAAAGGTAAGAGCACGAAATTAGAAGATCAGGTAATTAATTTATCTCAGGCAAAGAGATTGAAAGAGTTGGGTATAATTCAAATCTCGGTTGCCTGCTACGTAGGAGAAGAACTGCATCTTTTTGAAAAATCATTTTACAACTGGGCTGAGCAAAAAGGGATGAATGCTGTTGCCGCCTTCACTGTCGCAGAACTTGCTGCAATGATTGGCAAAGGGACAAACGCTGCATCACTGTTGTATGATGCGGTGCAGGCTCGAATGAATCAAAGCCATTCTTTCACTATCTGCTACTCGCCACAATTTTTATCTAATTGTATAATTGGATTATTGGAAACAGGGCGTTTAACCCCCGCCGAAGTAAACGAGCGGTTAAATCAATGATATGGAACTGAAAGATTATTTACACTATTACCTATACGGTAAAATTTGGGAAGCGGGTGTGTCGGTCTGCACATTAATTGGCATTGGAGATTCTTACTATACTATCAAGACGAAGCAGGGCAATTTGCTTACGTTATCGAATCAGGCTGAAATTAAGCTGGTATTGCGCCAAACAAAAGATTTAACAGAGGCCGAAGCTGCCGAACTAGCTGTTATTTATAGCGGTGCTAAAACTGTTTCACCAATGAAAGGCATTGCGTCTAATTGGCATTACTTCTTTTGCTATTTCGGGGATGACAGTGAAGGAGAAGTTATTGTTATAGACGCCACCGGTTGCGGATGGTATGCTCATTATTTCGATAAGGGTCAACCTGGGCATCGAAACATTGTAAACGAACATCAGGCTTTCCATTACCTCCTTCGCCAACAATTCGACCTCTTCGGCCTTATTCCCGCCGGTCATGCCCTCGACGCTAAAACCCTAAAGTGATGCCCGAAACCCTCAACCTCCACGCTGCCCGCCGTGACCTGACGATACAGGCGCTGAACACCAAGCCGAACAAAACACAGGCGGCAATTGCGCTGGGAGTGAGTAGGCCGACGCTGAGGGGATACATCAAAGAGTTTGGAATAGTGAAATATAAGGGTAAGTATTATATAGG